GACTATTTAATGTTAGTGTTGCCCCGCTTAAACTATATGCTGTTGACGCTAATTCAACGCCATTTACAAAAACATTTGTAATAGCGCCAGCATTAGATAATGCTAAAGCATTTCCGGTCAGCGTGTATGCTAAACCAGGGTTTACAGCTGTAAATTGTTGTGTTGCGGAAGAAGTTCCTGAATATTGAGTAGGTAAGTTAAAAACGTTACTTGAAGATACTGATGTAGCGTTTCCATAATTTTTGAATATAGAGATTTTTTCATCAAGATTTACGACTCTATCAGCGTAATCTGTGTTTGCTTGCGGCACACGTAACTGCTGATTTAAACTATCAAAATATGTTTCAAATATTTCAAGTTGTGATTGAGCACCTATTTTATTAAATTCCAAAGGTGTCATATAACCTCTTTGTTCTTTGTTTAGTATTAATAAAACGGTTTGATATACAGTGTTTACGTTTATTGCCATTTTAATATTTTATGTGAATAACAGCTGGGCCACCGAAGTGACCCGCTATTATAATTATAGTTACGTATTATTGTAACTTTTTATTTATAGTCTTATAAACTTCTACTCCTTCATCGGTTTTAAACCAAGCTGCCATAGCTGAATAAGGATTTTCATCAAAAGGAACTGTCATTAGTTTTCTATCGTTAGAAGCCCAATGGAAAGTTCTTTGATCTTGTGATAATTTTAAAATTCCTTGTTCAACAGCTACAATTGCTGTGTTTCTTAAACCTACGTTTTCATCATTAGCTATTGCCATAAACGCATAAGGATTTCTTTTAGCCATTAAAAGTAAGTCTCTTTTAATTTCTTTTGAACTTGCTTAGCAAACATTAAGGCTTCTATTTCTGCATGTATTTCCTCAACTTCATTTTCAGCAACAACAGTAGGTTCGAACTCTTTGTATGTTGATCCTAGCCTTGGATGATATAAAGATAAAAGTTTTTGTAAGTTTTGTTGTTCTTTTGGTACGGTTAATACACCGTCATCAAATACAATATGCCCCATTGTTGCTTCACCTTTTTGTTCATCTACAAATGGTGAATTTTGATTAGTTGCATATCTTAATTCTCTTTGTTCGTTTTTTTCTGCATCAAACCATAATAAAGGATATCTTGTAGAATGTCTGGATGCTAACCTATATGTTAATGGTTCCTGCTCGTGCAGTAAAAGATAAGTTCTATCTTTAATTTCCCATTTAGGTTTTTGAGGTTGTTTAACCTCTACTTTTTTTACTTGTACTGGTTCTTCAACCAATACTTCTTCTTGTTTTTGTTTTGCCATGATATAATATAATATAATAATTTAATAAAATAAAAGGCTAGGTGCCGAAGTTCGCAGCTTGAGTTACTAGACATCTTTCAGATAACCAGTTAACTACCATCTCATCAACTTCAGAAGTATAAGCACCACCAGCAGTACCAGTGATCCAGTTTTTGTATCTTCTGTCGTCAGCTTGAGAAGCTCTATATCTTACATGCAAGAAAGGTCTTCTAATGTTCGTACCAAGAATTTGGTCATAAACAGTTGAAGTTCCAGCAGGGATAAGAACACCGTCGATATTATTTACCGCAACAGCACCTCTTGTAGAAGCGTCGTTTAAGTATTTCCATGATGTTTTATAGAAGTCATAAGAGCCTCTTCTAAAACCAGAGAAACCAAGATTTAATGCCATGTCCTCAGAGTTTTCAAATAAACCATAAGCAACACCGCCTAGACCACCTGCAGAAATTTGTCCTAGCATGTCGTCAAATTCTAAATCCATATCTCTATTTAAGAAAAGCATATTTTCTTCTATAGCACCTTGAGTGTCAAGGTTTTTAAGTACTTGATCAAAGTCAGAAATACCAGTTGCACCAGCGAATCCGCTAAATACGTTACCTCTTGCGGTAATCGCAGCAAATAGACCTTGAGAACCATAGAACCATGAGCATTAATAGTAGCTGAGAAACCAGGTACGTTAGCAGCTTGAGCAGCAAAGCTCACACCACCAGCACCAGAAGCTAATTCACCTTCTACCATTGCCATTTCTAAATAATCATCAAATCTTAGTCTTGTTTCAGACTCAGATTTTAAGTACCATAGGTATCCAGAAGTTCCATCTTCAGTAGCTACTTCAACCCAACCAATCTGAGCCATATCAGAACCATTGATAGCATATCTATCTTTGATGATAATCGGCTGATTAGAATATTGTGTGAATTGAGGCTCTACAGAGAAAGATCCACTTGCAGTTCCTTTTGCAAATAATGAACCATAAACAAATATTTTAAGGTTCGTAGCAGCACCACCACCTGTGAACAATCCGTCCCAGTTAGCAGCAGTAAAAGGATACGCAGTTACGTTAGTTGTTGTACCTGCACCAGCGGCAGTTGCACCAACAATACCTTTTAATACTACACCAGAGTCAGGATTCATAACAACGATAGTGTCGTTAGGAGCGATAGCGTTTTGAATAGTACCGTTGTTTGTTGGTACATTAAATACAGCTAAACCAGCTCCAGGTCCAGTTACACCTGTGTAAGAGATGTGTAATCTGTTTTGTTCAGACCAGATAACCTGATCAGATGTCATTGGCATTTCAGCGCCAACCATTCTAAGGAAACCACCTAAGGTTCTGTTTCCATATCTTTCAACTTCTTGTTCATAAATCTCTGGAAGATACTGCTGAGCAAAGTCATTAGCTCCACCGTTGAAAGACAAGTAGTTGCTTTGTAAAGTTTGTTGTACTTGAGACGGTACTATCGCCCCAAATACTGGATTAATTGATCCCATAATAATTTAAAAGTTTTAGTTAAATTTACGTGTTTTGATTTTTAATTTTGAAGAATCCATACCACTAATAGACTTAACTTTTAATCCTCCAACAAATACATCACCTGGATTACTTGTTCTAGGTTCTGTGTTTATGTTTTTAGACTGAGCACTCAAATCTTTAATTGCATCGGCTTTGCCTTGCTCATAAAAATGTTGTGCTATAGTATCAGCATTATTAGCAGCATACATAGCTTTATGATAACCTTTAACATCGTTTACATTTCCTTCTTTATCTAAGAACTTCTTAATTGTGTTAGAAATATCTGATTGATTGTCAGCTACATCATTTACGTTTTTAATTCCATATCTAAACTTTTTTTCTCCTATTGAAAAATCAAAACCTTTGAATTCGGGACCGAAATAATCTTTAGTATTAGATTTGAACGTTTCATGTTGTTTTTGTGCTACTTGTTGCTCTTCATTGTAGCGGTTGAAAAAGTTCATTGCATCTTGTTGTTCTGGAGTAATACCAGGATTTAATTTAATTTCCTGATAATATTTATCCTTCAAACCTTCTAAATGCTGTTTAGCTTTTGCAACCTCTTCTTTGTATGCGAGTTTTGCTTTACGCACATCTCGCGGCTCATCTACATCTTCGTCCCATGAAAAATTATCTTCAATTAAAAAGTTAATTTCTTCTGAGTCTAAATGTGATTTCGTTTGCTTATAATACTCTCTTAATAAAGTATCATTATCTACGTTCGAATAATCATGATTTAATCTTACATAATCTTCTAATGTACCACCAGTTTCATTCATAAAGTCAACGACTTTAACAATATTTTCTGGCAACGTAGTTGTATTTTCTTTTGGCACTTCATCAGATATAACAGCTGTTGGTCTGTTAGATTCTTGTACCATTTGTTCACCGATTTCAATAACTTCTTCTTCTTCCTTTTTAGGCTCTTCTACTACTTCTTCTATTATCGGCGTTTCTTCTTCTTTAGATTCAACAACGGGTAAGGACTCTTTATCGGATTCTCCTCCTTTAACTTCCACCTTCGGTATATCTCCGGATGGTTTATCATCAGGTAATTCTTTTGTTTCTCCGACTTGAATGGCATCTTGTTGTTGTTCTATTTTTTCTTCAGTTTTTTCAACTGGTTTAGATAAATCTACTTTTATAGGTTCATCATTTTTTACTAGTTTTTTAGGTTTAATTTTAACCTTAAGCTTTCCAGCTTTCTCTTTTGTTTCTGACATAATATAATAATATAAAAATTAATAAGAATTTATTTACATAAATTGCTCTAAATTTAATCCACTATCATCTTCAAAATCGATGGGTAATGAATTATTTCTTCTTTGGTCTATCATTTTAGACTGTTGAGTTGCTTGAAGTTTCGTTCTATTATCTTTACGATCTTCAATTTCTTTTTCTTTAGCTTTTTGATTTTCAAGCTCAGCTTGTTTAAGCTTCATATCATATTCAAATTGTTGAGCCATTTGTTGCTCTTCTATTTGAGCAGCTGTTTGCATTCTTTGTATTTCAAAATCAGACTTAGCTTTTTCAAATTGGACGTTTGTTTCATTTAATGCTTGAGCTTTTTGAACATCAGCCATATTTGCTCTTTCAGCAGCTTCAGAATTAGAATCTGCTTGAGCTTGAATATTAGCCATCTGAGCCTGTTGATCAGCTTGTTGTTTCTTTGTTCTCTTATATTTTAAAACTTGATTTGCTAATTGTAAATTTTTAATTTCTCTAATATCAATAGCATCTTCAAGGAATATTTGATTTTGTTGTAAAGCCATTTGAATATTTTGTTCAAGCATAGCTTTTTCTTCCTCTTCTGGTTCTAAATCTAAAAATACACCAAAATCATAAAGGTGTAAATTATCTATTTCTTTTAATGTAGCTACATTAAATTTACCAATACTTGCTTTTAATGAATCATTTGTTAACTCAAAATCCATCATATCTGAAACTCTAAGTGATATGTTTTCACAAGTTTTTAATGTTAAATATAAAGCAGCGTTTAATATATGTTTAGTTGCTGTATTTGAAGCATTAGCTGCCATTTTTTGCAACCCAACTAAAGCATCTTTATCTGGCATACTACCATCTCTAGCCTCATTAAGTCCGGTTACATCTCTAATCATTTGTAAATAATACTGATAAGTATTTATTAACGATTGTATTTTACCATTAGCAGCTGATGTTTGTAATTCTTGAATAGGTACTTTACCTCTATTAGGATCACCATCTTGAGTTAAAGATCTACCAACTATACTACCAGTTTGGAAATACATATTAAGTGCCTCCTGTGGATTATAATTAGTGCCATTACCTAAATCAACTTCTGCTAAACCATCTACATCTACAAATACACCATCTGGAACCATTCTAGCAATTACTTGTTGTAATTTTAAAGATGTTAATTGAATCATATCAGCAAATCCTGTAATACGATTTACTAATGAATCAATTCTACCTTGATACATATGAGGAGCTACGATGTTGTAGTTCATATTAACTTTCGTTAAATCA